TTGCCGGTGGCACCCACGGTGACGGTGCCGTCCGCGCCCGCCACGGTCACGATGTTCTTGTAGTCGGTGATGCTCTCAGTGTAGGTCAGGCCGGTCAGGTTGCCGTACTGCGGGGCGTACCGGGCGTTGGGATCCAGTTTCGGGCGGTACAGCTCAAACAGCAGCTTTTTGGCCTGCTGGTCGAACCGCACCCGGAACCCGATGTCCAGTTTCTGGCACACCTGCTCGGCGATGCTGAGCAGGCTGCCGGGCTTTACCTCGCCGGTGTAGGTGTCGGCAAGATCTGCAAGCACGCCCAGCTCCAGCCCCGGCCATGCAGCCGCACCGGACACAAGGCTGCGCAGGGTGCTTTCCACCGCAAAGCCGCTCAGGGTCCGGGTGCTGATCCGCTCATCCAGGATGCAGGCGGCGTCCCTGGCCGAGATCACGAGCTTGTGTTCGGACTGGTTGGTCTGGGCCGAGCAGATGCGCATGATGCGGTCGGAGCCGGTGAGCCAGAGGTACCGGTCCGGGCGGCACAGGGCCTGCAGGTCGGTGGAGGCGTGCAGTTCCAGCTGCGCACCCTGCACCCCGCTGTACACGTTGTAGCGCTCCGGCCAGACCAGCGACACCCAGCTTGCCAGCCGGCCCAGCAGGTTCAGCTGGCCGTCGTAGACGCAGATGCTCTTGTGGCCGCCTGCCGTCAGGGCACTTGTCCGCTCAGCCATTGCCGCCCACCTCCAGAACCACGGTGGAAAACGCTGTGCTGCAGGTCAGGGTCAGGAACAGCCATTCCGTGCCGGAATCCGCTGTGCGCTGCCATGCCTGCGTCCCGTGGCGCAAAGTCCACAGGGTGCTGCTCCCGTCCAGCGTGGACATGATGTTGTAGCCGGTGCCGTCGATGATCTGTTCCAGTTTCAGCTGGCCGCTCTCGCGGTACAGCCGGAGCTTGTCGCCGTCCTGCAGGGTGGTGACAAAGCGCAGGAACTCGCCGGTCTCCGGGTCCTTGACGCCGGGGTTGACCACCGGGCCGCGGGCTTCCAGCGTCAGAGCCCAGTCCTGGGTGGCCAGCCCGGTGTTGGCGATGCGCAAATAGTTGGCCTGCTCCCGCACGCCGTAGCTGTGCACATCGTAACACACCGGCAGGCGGAAGGTGGGCGTCACGCTCAGGGTCGAGACGGTGAGCTCCTTCACGCTGTGCCAGTAGGGGTCCGGGCAGTAGAGCTGAAACGAGAAGGTGGGCCACAGGCCGGACACGCTGATGTCCGGGGTGCGCTGCACCTCAGCGTCGCACCAATAAGCCCCGGCAATGGTCAGCCGGCCGGTGACGTAGGGCGCGAACACATCCCGCAGCTGGCGCTTGCAGTAGTCCTGATTGCGCAGGATGCGCCCGGTGACCGTGCGGGTCACGCCGGAAATGCTCCGGCTCTCCACGGTGGCACCCACCTGCTGGTAACCCTGGCTGGTCTCCAGATCCACGGGCAGGTCACCCAGCGGGGTGATGCTCCACAGCACGCCCGCCGCGTAACCAAAGGAAAAGGTCAGGCCGTTGCTGGCCTTGAAGATCGCGTCAAACACCCTGCAGCACCGCCCTTTCCTGTTCGTACTGTGCCTCACGCATCAGGTCGGCAGCCGTCTGCGCTTTGCTGTAAATGTACTGGTTGACCTCGATGTTGGGGCGCTGGGTGCGCTGCGGCAGCGGGGCACGCTTCTCGTAGTCCCACAAAGAACCGGAGGCCGTGGAGGTCGTACTGCCGGAAGTGCTACCGGAGATGCCGGGGGTGGTCTTGCGCTTGAACGCGCCGCCGACGCTGGCCACGATGGCCGCAATGGCAGCGGTCAGGGCCACGCCTGCCGCGATCATGAGCAGCGCCTGCGGGGCACCGAATCCGGTGGGGAACAGTGCCGCCGCGACGGCTTCCAGCATCCCCACAAAGGCACTGCCGATGGAACCGATCAGGGTGCCCATGGAGGCCAAAATCTCCGGGAAGCTGGAGATCAGTCCGCCCTTCAGGCCGGTGCTGATGGCAGCGGCAGCCGCAGTGAGCGGGCCTTTCAGCCCCTGAAAGATGCCGGTGAGGGTGGTGCCAAGGCCCTGCGCCTGCGTGAGCACGTCCGCAAAGCCGCTGGTCAGGCCCTTGGCGAGGTCGCCGCCCATATCCCACAGGCCGTTGGAGACGGCACTGACGCCCTTGCCCAGCAAGCCGTTGACCTGCTGGATCAGGTTCTTGCCAAAGCTGTCGATGGCCTGCTTTGCCTGCGGGGCAAGGCCGTTGTACAGGGTGGACAGCACCCATTCGCCCACGCTCTGCCAGTCCTGTTTCTTGACCGCGTTCACCAGCGTGCTGAAGGTGCCCACCACGCCCTTGTGGGCCTCGTCCTGCCAGCCCTTGACAAGGCCGTCAAAGCTATTGGCAGAGGCTTTCTTGATCTCCTCGGTGGTCTGCGGGACACCGTCGGCGGCAATGGTCTTGACCCGCTCCACCGTGACCAGCGCCCCGTCCACGATGTCGTTGTAGGTCTCGGTGATGACCTGTTTCTGGGTCGTGGTTTTGTCGGTCAGGGTCTCGGTGATGGTCTTGGTGCTGGTGGCAATGCCGTTGACGACGGAATCCGTTGTAGACGTAACGGTCTTGGCTACAGTGGCGGCAATTTCCTCGTAGACCTTCTGGGTCTGGGCGGTGGTCTTGCCGTTTTCGGTCACATACTTGGTGACGGTCTTGTAGTTCTTGGCCACACCGTTGACCATTTCCTTACCGGATTCGGTCACGGTCTTGGTCAGGCGGTCGTACTCTTCAGAGCCCTTTTTCAGGTGCTCGGTGAGTTCGGTGGTCTGGATGGTCACCTTGCCCAGGGCGTTGGTGGTGTCGGTGTGGCCTGCGTCCTGCAGGGACCACAGCAGGGTCTCGGCGGCCTGTGCGGCGGCCTTGGTCTTTTTGGCCGCCTTGGTGGCGGCGTCCCCGGACTTGGTATAGGCCGGTACGACCACCTCCGCCATGGACTGGGCGCTGTCGGCCACGTCGGCGTTGGCGTCCGCCCAGACGGAGGACCAGTCGTTCCCGCTGGCGGTTTTAGCAATGGTGGCACCGGCGGTGGCTGCGATGGCTCCTGCACCAACCGCACCGCCTTTGCCGGTGAGGCCGTTGATAAAGCTCTGGATAAGGTTCTTGCCCCACTGCACCGCCTGCGAGGGCAGGCTCTTGATCCAGGCAAGCGCACTGGAAAAGCCGCCCTTGAAGGCGTTCAGCAGGCTGGAGCCCATGCTCTTCACGCCATTGGCCACACCGGTGAGGATGGTCTTGCCGATGTTCAGCCAGTTGATGGCCGAGATTACCGACAACACGGCCTGCAGGATCTTCTTCCAGTTGGCCAGCAGATCCGGCACCGCCTTGACGATGCCCACGACCAGCTGCACGATGATGGCCACGCCCTCGCCGAGGATCTTGGGCATGTTGTCGTTGATGATGCCGCAGATGTTGATGATGATGTCCGGCACATAGGCGATCAGATCCGGCAGACCGGCGATCAGACCGTTGAGCAGCTGGGTGATGAGGTTCAGACCGGCGTCCACAAAGCTGGCCGCGTTGTCCCGCAGCTGGTCCGTAAAGGCCAGCAGCTGCGGCAGAGCGGTGGAGAAGAACTCCGGGATGCCCTCGGTGAAGCCCTGTGCCAGGGAACTGAGCAGCTCGGTGCCGGTCTGCAGGAGCTCCGGCACAAGACTATAAACAATTTCCGGAATGCCTGCCAGTACGTTGCCGATCATGGGCAGCAGATTGTCCACAAGGAAGGTCTGTGCCGTGTCGGCCAGCGCCTGCAGCGGTTCCGTCAGATCGGCACCGGTGGACCAGTTGCCCATCACGTTTTCCGCAGCCGCCTTCATGGCGGCAAAGCTGCCGGTCAGGGTGGTGGCGGCTTCCTTGGCGGTGGTGCCGGTGATGTCCATTTCCTGCTGGATGATATGGATGGCGCTGTACATGTCGGCCAGATTGCCCAGGTCGTACTTCACGCCGGAGATCTTGGTGGCGTCGTTCAGCAGCCGCTGCATCTCGGCCTGGGTGCCGCCGTAGCCGAGCTTGAGGTTGTCCAGCATGGTGTAATTCTGCTTGGCAAAGCCCTGATAGGCGTTCTGGATATCCTGCATATCCGTGCCCATCTTGTTGGCGTTGTCGGCCATATCCACCATGGCCATGTTGGCCAGCTGGGCGGCAGCATCGGTGTCCTGGCTGACGCTAGACAGCAGGCTGGCCGCAAAGCTGGTGGTCTGCTCCATGTAGTCGTTGGCCGAAAGCCCCACGGTCCGGTATGCCTGCGCGGCGTACTCCTTGACCGTGTCGGCACTGTCCTTGAACAGCGTTTCCACGCCGCCAAGGCTCTGCTGCAGGGCACCGCCCATGTTGATGGAATCCGAGATGATCTTGCCGATGCCGGCCGCCACGATCACTTTCTTCAGGGTGCCGATGAGTTCCTGACCGATGCTCTGCCCGGTCTGCTCGCCAAGGCCTTCGGTCTCTTCGTCAAACATCTCAGTCAGGGCGCTTTTGATGCCCTGCGCCGAGGGCACGATCTGGACATACGCCTTGCCCAGTTCGATTCCGTCCGCCATGGTGTTAACCTCCTTTCAGCGCCGCAAGTGCGGCGTCAAATTCTTCTGCGCTGGCGTAGCTCTGCACGTTGCTGGTGTCCGCCTCGCCGCGCAGGTCGGCCAGCACGGAGGGCGGCTTGGACGTGTCGCTGTGCAGCCACCAGAGCACCTGAGTCAGGCGGTCGGCGGCATAGGCCAGCAGTTCCGTCTCAAAGTCCACCGTGCGGCCTGCCGCCTTGCGCAGGCTGCGGCTCGTTTCCGGCAGGCCTGCGGCCAGTGTGGCGGCCAGACGCAGCGGAAGGGCACGCCAGTCCAGCACATGGTAATATTGCACGAAATCGCAGATCAGGGCGTCCTCGTCCGATGCGATCAGTTCGGCGAGGATGCAGAGTTTTTTCCGGCCGTGAAGCTGTTCATCAGCTCGCCCAGAGCGTCCGCCACCTTAGCCACCGGCACACGGCCATCCGGGGTGCGCAGGTGGTCGTACAGCTTCTTGCGGCCCTCCTTGCCCAGCAGGCGCAGGGTCAGGTGGCTCATATCAAAGACGTTGCCGTCCCGCATGCCGCCCAAGGCGTCCAGCAGCTCGGCGTCGTCCAGTGCGTCCTCGCTCAGCTCAATTTCAAAGCCGTCGTTGGTTTTTGCAGTGATCATGTCAGATCCTCCTTACACGCCCTTGGCGGTGATGTACTCGTAGTGGGTGTTGCCGGTCGTGTCCGGCACGGCGGTCAGGGTGGTGTTGTAACCCACCGCGCCGTTGGAATAGGTGATGTCGCCCACCGAGGTGACGGCGGCGTCCGGGATGACGATGCGCTTGTTCACATCGTCCTTCATGATCATCTCCACCACCCAGCAGCAGTCCTTCTGTTCTTTGGAGTTGGCCTTGACCGTGATGCCGGTGGTCAGGTCGCCGGTGACGTTGTCGTCACCGTACACGGCCTTCAGCACGTCAGGGTTCAGGGATTCCAGCAGGGTAAAAGCGAAGGTGTCCGGCTTCTCGGTCTGCTGGGTCAGCACGGTGTCGCCGCCCCAGGCGGTGGTGTTCTCGCTGGAGGGCGAGTTTGCGTTGGTCAGACCGTCGCTGGAGATATAGCCCAGGCTCTTGAATGCCTTGTCCAGCGCGGTCTTGGCGTCGGTGGGCAAAGTGGTGCCCAGCGGTGCACGCCAGACGGCACCGCCCACCTTGGGCTTTGCAGCGGTCACGTTCTTTGCATCTGCCATAAAAAAGGCTCCTTTCGATCAGTAATGCACCACGCCGAAAACGGCCTGATAGCGGGGTCGTTTTCGGGTGGTGTCGGGGAAATTGTAGTCGGAATAAAGGTCGCAGCGCACAAGCTGCGGCAGGTTGTCGGCGTCCTGCATGGCGGCCTTGACAAGCTCGTTGAGCTTGGCCGCATCCAGGGTGCCGTCGTGGCTGGTGGCGGCGGGCCCGTAGGACTGCACCGCGATGGTGGCGCTGTAGATGCCGTCCTCATAGCCGGAGCCGGTCTTTTCCACCACCACAAAGCGGGCGGGGGCCGGGGTTGGCACGCTCAGCCGGACCGGCACGTCCAGCCGCTCGGCCAGAAAGCTGCGGATGGTTTCTTCGATCATTTCTTCCTCCTGTAGCGGATGGCCCGGCAGTCTTTCAGGCGCTTGTGGTGATGCACGCCCTCAATGCTGTGTGCAGTCGAGGTTGCTTTGAGCAGGGTGTTGTGGGCAGAGTTGTCATCAACGGCCTGCGGGGTGGCGGTCTCCACCACGGCCACGGCGCGGGTGGCGGCCACATAGGCCTCGTACCCGTCGCCGCAGCGGTCTTTCACGGTGTCGGCCCGCGCCTTCAGCACGGCCTGCATTTCCGGGCTGCGCATCAGGGCACGCACCCCGGCGCGGTTCAGCTCGAAACGGACTTTACTCGTAGCGCACCACCTGCACTTTCTTGTTCCAGCACAGGGGGATCATGCGTTCGATGCCCTGCACAACGCCACCGCAGGTGCGGAAGCGCTGGCCAAAGAACTCCACCTGCACGTCGTTCCAGTCGTGGGCGTCGCCCTTGGGGATGGCCAGCGTGTAGGCCAGCCGCCGCCCGGTCAGCTGCAGCTCGGTGGTGATCTCCTCGGCGGAAGGCTCGCCCACCAGCACGTTGTGCACGGTGACCGGCGTTTCGGCGTAGACCGGGGCGTCGGCTTCGTCGGTGCCGGTCTGGGTCTTTTCGTACAGGGTGACGTCGATGCCTTTCAACATAAGTCCTCCAGCGGGCTGCGGGCCCCCAGACGGCTGCCCACGCCCAGCAGTTTCTTTTCCAGCTTGGACAGATACAGCTCACCCGAAGAGCCGCCGCTCATGGTCCAGCTCTGGGAGTAGCCCAGCGCCGTGGCAGTGCCCTGGGTGGAACCCACGGGAAAGCTGACGCCGCCCTCGCTGTCGCTCTCGCCCAGCTGGCGGCGCACCATCCGGCAGGAAACGAGCCGCTTTGCGTCCTCTCCGGCGTCCGGGTTGTAGGCGTCGATGATGACCGCCGCCTCGCTCAGCAGAGCGCTGCAGCGCTCCTGTTCGTCCTTGGAGAGGGCACGGAACCCGGCTTCCACATCACACACTTCGGCGTAGGTCATGGGAACACCTCATCAGGCTTCGGTCTTGGTCAGCTTGTTGAACACGGTGGTGTCGCAGCGGAAGCCCACCTCGATCTCGGCACGCACGGCGAACATGTTCTGCTGGAACAGGTTGATGGTGGTGGAACCGTCGGTCAGGGTGGCCTGGTCGGAAATTGCGATCTGCACGCCCTCCACGGTGCCGTACATGGCCTGCGACCAGTCACCGGCAAAGCCGACAACGTGCTTCTTGGCGGCAGTGGAATCCGCGATGTAAGCACCCTTGCTCTGCAGGGTCTTTGCGCCCAGGATCATGGGCACGGCACCCTCGGCTACATTGTTCAGGAACAGCGGGCGGCCGGTGGTGTCCACGGCGTTCAGCAGGGCGGCCTTGCCCTTGGGGGACAGCACCCAGCCGTTCAGGATGCCGTTGTGGTCGGAGATGTCGGCGTCGGCAGCCACAAGGCCCTGATAGGCATTGGTGCCGATCTCCTGCGCGGTGCAGCCCTTCAGGGTGTCGAAGTTGGAGCCGGGAACCGTAACGGCACCAAAAACGGTGGCGTCGAACTTCTGGGCCAGTGCCAGCGGCAGACGCTTGACCAGCTCGTCATACAGGGCGGGCACATCGCGGCGGAACTGGTTGGAGAAGGGCACGATGACGGCCAGCGTGTAGGGCTGCATGACCTTGGTTGCCAGCGTGCCGCGCTTGACGGGCTTCTTGTCGGTCTCACCGACCCATGCGGCCTCCGGGTCGCCGGTGATGACCGGGATGGTCACGCCCAGGCCCGGCAGCTTGATGGAGCGGGCCAGCGCCATGACGGCGGAGCTCTCCTGCGTTTTCTGCAGGATCTCGCTGGACACCTCACCGGGCAGGGTGATGGTGGTAGTGCGGTTGATATCAGTTGCCATAGAAAAAACTCCTTTGCTGTTACTTGGTCACCTGCGCGAACCAGTCAGCAAACTGCTGGCGGGTGGAGCCGGTGGGTTTGTTGCGGACTTCGCCGCCGTCCCGGACGCTGGGATAACCCGGCTGTGCAAACTTGAGGATGGCCTGTGCCTGTGCGGTACAAGCCTCTTCGGTGTCGCCGGAAAGCAGTTCGGCAGGCACGCCGGTGGCGGCCGCCACCTTGCCGCGGATGTCCCGCAGGGTGTTTGCACGGGTCATGCTGTCCAGCTGCGCCTGCAGCTTTGCGGCCTTCTCGTTTGCCTTCTGCAGCTCGGTCTTGCCCGCTTCCTGTGCGGCATCGAACTGCTGTGCCTTGGCTTTCAGATCGTCGTAGTCGGCGTATTTGGAGCGTTCCCGGCTCAGCCGGTCGGAGATGATGGCGTTCATCTCGGCCTGGGTGAAGGTGCGCTCATTGTTCTGCTGCCCCTCGGCAGCGGGGATGGTGGGTTCCTGATGTACAGTTTCTGCCATAGTGGTAAATTCCTTTCCCGGCTTTTCCGCAGCCGTGGCGTGTATTTGCTGTGGTTCACAGCGTGGTGCCGCCTGATGGGCTTGAACCATCGACCCGCTGCTTACGGGGCAGCCGCTCTTCCTGCTGAGCTAAGACGGCATGAAAAAAGCACCGTGCATTTTTTGCACAGTGCTTGAAAATGGGCAACAAAAAACCACGGTGCGGGTGCATCGTGGTTGGATTACTGGTCTTGTTCCCAAGACCACTGTTTGAACTTGTTGAATGCGTCCACCGCTTCAGGTGGAATCTGGTCAAATTGTTTGGACGAAATGGCTTCACGGTAGGGGTCGAAAATATCAATCAATTTTTGAATATCCGCCGGGTATTTCAGAATGACCATTATTTTCGCCTCCTTAATGACATGAATTCTGCTTCGACTTCGTCAAAACGTTCGCCTAAATACATATCAGCTGCGTATTGGCTTAACTCTCTTACATTATCGCGCGTGATACCCAGTTTGTCAATGCGTCCTTTGCACTTTTTGCACAGGGCATCAAGATATTCTGCACGGTTTTCACGGGTGATAACCCAGCCGGACTGCCGGAAGTCCTCGGCCTGTTTCATGTGCCACATTTCGTGAGCTTCGATTACTCCGAAACCACCAGAAGCGTCTTTCAGTCTTTTTGCCAACGCTTTCCGCATAATAAACAACGTTCTCGCACGGGTCGTAAATACCGACTGCGCCGCGCAGCTCGTTATCGCCGACAACGATGATTTTGGGCTTCCGGTCAAGGCTGACACCCCAGTCGGAAAGCGCTTTTTCGGTATTTTGATTGATTCTATGGAGAGCTTTCGGTTTTATTGTTGCCTGGTCTGAAACATAAACCGGCGTTTTGTAAGATTCAACCTGTCTTACAGAGAGCTTGACTTCCTCCGAACGCCGAATCAGAGATATCTCGCTGACTGCGCCTCTGTCTTTTCTGTACGCCTGAGCTGCATACGCCGCCCGCTTCTGGGCATTGATGACGTCCTTCCGGGCTGCATAATCAATCCGCCGCCAGTTGTTGATATTGCTGCCCGCCTCCCGGTACTGCCGGAGGTACTCTTCCGGGTCGTAGCCGGAGATGTTAAACTCCCGGCTGAACCGCACTGCAAACTCACAATCACAGTTGGCGTGGATGTGCTGGGCGTGGCCCTTCTTCAGCAGGTTCTTGCTGGCCCGCTGCCAGCCGTTGGAGGCCAGCATCCGGCAGAACGGGCAGGCATCGCCGTGGGGCACCCACGCCCATTCTGCACCGTCCCGGATGGCGTTGTGCGCGGTGGTGTCGGCCCCGGCCTGCTTGACCATGCGGGAAACGCCGCTCTGCAGGTTTGCCGGGCTGTCCTGCGTGGCCTTGACCATGCCGGTCACTTCGCCGTAGGTGGCGGTGGGAGCTGGTTCTGCAGCGGGCAGGGTGACCCCCTGCGCCTCGGCCAGGGCGTCGTACATCTGGCAGGCCAGCTCTGCGCTGCCCTCGCCGTACTTGGTCACAAGGGCATAGGCGTAGCGGATGAGGGCGTCGGTGTCGGCTTCCGGGTGCCCGTCCATGTACTCCCGCATGAGCTGCCCGGCCTTCTGGTTCAGCCGGGAGAGCCGGGAAATGTAATCATCCCACGCCGCTTGTGTCAGTTTCATCTTCCATCTCCATCAACACCTGTGCACCCCGTGCCCGCTGCTCCTGCGCCTTGATGCGCCGGATGTCCGCCTGGTCAAACCCGATCATCTCCAGGAACGTGTCCGTGCCGGCGAACTCCTGCCGGGCGGATGCGATCTTGATGGCGGCGTCTGCAGTGACGGCCACGCTGGGCATGGCGGGGTTCTTGAAGTGGGCCATGATGCCGGTCTCTTCCTCGGTTAGGTCGGCCAGGCGGCAGTCCCGTGCCACGGCCTGTGCCATGCAGGCAATGATGCGCAGCGCGTCGCCGTTGCCGGTGTTCAGCTGCTGGGCCAGAAGCACCAGCGTCTGGCTCTGGGCAAGAATGGCGTCGCTGCTGGTGGGGTTGGCGTCGTTCACAACGCCCACGTCGGTCACGGTCAGGCCGGTGGCCGCCGCAAACTGGGTGGCGGTCATCCGCATCTTCTCCACATGAGGCGTCAGGCTGCCCTGTGCCAGCTGGCCCAGGGTCGGGTTTTCGCCGGTCTCCGGGTTGGCCGTGGCGGCGATGATGGCTCCCATGTAGGTCTTGAATTTGTTGGAAATGATGGCGTCATACTGATCATCGGTCACGCCGAGGATGTACTTCTGGGGCGTGGTGGCAAACTCCAGCGCGATGGTGGCGTTGGCTGCCGTGCGGATGTAATCGTCGATCAGAGCGCGGATGGGCTTTTTGAGCCGGGAGCGGCCGAAGGGCTTGGAGTTGGTGGCGTTCCAGATCAGCGGTTCCATCAGCGGACGGCCCATCTTGTGGGCGTGGCGCTGCGCCGTCCAGAAGTTGCCATTGGAATTTAGCACAATGACCGCGTCATCTGTGTAGAAGTTGACCACGGAAGGCCGCCATGTGCCCTCGAAGTGCTCATCCTTCACGGTGTCCACGATGGCAAGGCCGCAGTCGATGCGGCCCTTCTCGCCGCTCCAGAGGGCGGCTGCCGTGGCAGGCGAGTGGAACCGGATGCTGCAGCCGATGGCGTTGTCCCCGGACAGAGTGGCAAAGGTGCAGCCGTATTTCAGCTCGTCCCGGCAGGCCTTGGCGTACTGTGCCACAAGGCGGTTATCGGCCACCAGCTTTGCAAGGCTGTCCAGACTGCCGCCGGTGCCCACAAAGCCGTCGAACATGGAGCGCGCTGCCAGCACGTCCACGGCCTTCTGGCCCCAGCTGCAGCCCACTTCCAGGTTGCGCAGGCCCTGCGGCAGGGCAATGCCAAGGTTCACGTCCTGCAGGGTGACGTGGCCCTCGTAATATTTATCTTTCAGGCGGTTGCGGCTCTGGTGGTAGTTGTAGGCGTCGGCCAGATCCTGCAGCTGCTGCAGTTCTTCCGCGCTCAGGCCCTCCACCGGGCCAAAATTCAGGGTGACGAACATGGTGCTCCTTTCAGCCGATGCGCATCTTGCGGGTGGGGTCGCGGCGGCAGGTCTTTGCGCCCCACAGGGCCAGCGCGCAGGCTTCCACCGGCAGGCTGTTCTCGCCGCCAAAGCCAAAGCCGCCCGCAAGGGGGCGCTTGGTGGCGGTGACGGCGCTCTCATTCAGGGCGGTCTGGGGTGCGTACCAGGTCAGGCTGCCCTCGCTCACCGCGTTGGTGAACAGGCTCACGGCGGCGATCACGTCCCGTGCTCCGGGCCGGACGACCGCGTTCTTTGCCTTCCAGACTTCCCGGATGCGCTCCACCAGCACGTCCACACCGTTGCGCCCGTCGATGACCACGCAGCTTGCCCTGCCGTACCGGTCACACAGCCAGTCGGCCAGCCATGCAAGGCCCTGCCCGGTGGGCCGCAGGTCGATGAGGGAGACGCGGGCGGGCCCCTCCTTCGGGATGACCGCCCCGCACAGGCACACAGAACTGCCGTCGGCGGCAAACTTGACGCCGTATGCGGTCTTGCCCTCCGGCTTTTCGTCCTCGCTGGCGCAGGCTGCCCACGCCTTGCGGTCGAGGGCATAGTCCAGATGTTCGGTGGCCACCGGGCTCCACCAGCCCAGGCGCTCCCGGGCGAAGGTGTCTGGGTCCAACTGTTCGCTTTCGCCCTCAATGGTGCCGTACTGGATGCGCCGCCCCAGTGCCGGGTTGGCCGCTGCCCAGCGGGCGGGGTCTTTCACGTCGCCGATCTCCGGCACGCTGAACTCGAACCACGCGGCCTTTTTGGCTTCGCCCTCCAGCGCCCGCTTGCGCAGGGCCCGGAACACGGTGCCCACGGCATCCGGGCCGGGCGGGGTGCCGACGTAGATGGTCTGGGGGTTCAGGCTGGCCGAAATGGCCGGGATGAAGCTGCCCTGTGCGGTCTCGTCCAGCTCCTGTGCCTCGTCGAAGATGAGCAGGTCGCCGTGCTGGCCGCGTCCGCCGTTGCGGGTACGGGCCAGAAACTTGATGCGTGCGCCGCTCTTCAGGATGATCTGCTCGCGGCCCAGGGCGGTGCGGATCTCGGAAACATACCGGCGCATTTTCGGGCCCTCAAAAAAGGCCCGCATTTCCTCAAAGGTCTCGGTGGCGGTCTTTTGCAGGTGGGCCGTGTAGATGACCGTTTCGTTGAACATGAGCATGCCGGACGCCGCCCGCCCCTGCACCAGCAGGCTCTTGCCGTTCTGGCGGGGCACGCTGCCTCCTGCCGTGGGGGCTGTCCATTTGCCGGACACGGTGCGGCCCATCCAGTCGTCCAGGATGTCGCTCTGCCACGGGTCCAGCACGGTGCCGCCCGCCCGCAGGATGCGCACGGCATCCGGTCCGTCAGTGGCCCGGTACTCCGGCGCGATGCGTTCGGACGGCTCCTGGCTTCCCATCATTTTCACGCTCTGCGAGGATCTCGCCGATCTCGTCGCCATCGTCGTTTGCTCCTTCGATCTCTTCAATTTCCCGGATGGTCTCCCGGTACTGCTTGGTCAGCTGAGGCAGGGCGCGGCAGTCCTTGCAGGTGTCGATGCCCGCCGCCAGCACCTTGGCCAGCTGTTTGAGCTGCTCCAGCCGGGTGCCCCGTGCCGTGATGCTTTTCATGGTCGCCATGGCCTGACACCCCTTTCAGAATTTTCCTGTGTGTAAATCGGCGCTGGACGGCACAGGGTGCGCCGTGGGCGTGGGAGGGGGCCCCTCCCCACCCCTCACCAGTCACCGTCAGAAACCTTCGGAACGCGCAGGAATTTGCCCGATTTTGGGCCGTTTTGACCGGTTTTGTTGCCCTTTTGCGCGTTGCAGAACCAGTGTGCGGGTTGGAGGTTATTCCAATCTTCCGCTGCTGCCCGCGCGGACGGGTAGCCGAACTCCCGCCAGCGGGAAACGGGCTTGATCTCGTCCACCACGAAGGATAGCGGGTGCTGCGCGTCGGAAGGCTCATCGTAATGGATCGGACCGAAACGTCCGTGACAGATGCCGCATTCGCCGCCCATCGCCCGGAGCCGGGCCCGGTGACGCCGTCGCAGCTGTCCGTTGGCATAGCGCGGGTTGCCCATGCGGTTCACCTCCTGACAGACAAAAAGCCTGCACATGGCAGGCAGATCTCCGCCCCCCGGTAAACACCACCGGGGCCTTTGCATGGGCGGGGGTGCTTTGCGGAGGGGGCAGGGTACAAAATGACCCCTGGGTATAGACCGGGGGTGGGTAAAGCAAAAGCCGCCCCGTAGGACGGCCAAAAAGCAAAATAAGCAGCACCCTGCATTCAGTTGCGTTGGACAAGCGTCAAACGGTGGGTGCTGCTGCATCTGAAACTTACGTGGTCAGATGCCCCGCGTGCTGCGCGGCCCCCTCACAGGGCACGCAGATGGAGCCGTTGGCCGGATTTGAACCGGCACCAAACCACGCCAGCCCTCTGCGGTGATTGATCACAGACACCTGCAACGTGGATGTATCATCAATGTTGACCCGCCTTAAATGGGCGGCGCTCTGCTTTGAGCTACAACGGCATATAAAAGCCCGCACGTTTCCATGCGGGTAAGTTGACGCACATCCTGACGGGGATGAACTACTAAGAAACCGTCGTACGGATTATGTGGCCTCCAGATCGCGTGCGGAGGTTGCGAGGACAGCTAAGGAGTGAGCTGTCACTCTACACGCAGCCACAAGCGGGTGAATCACTCCCATGCGTCAGGCTGTTGCCGTGGTGGGGCACGGCGTTGTGGTGTGCCCGGCTGGAATCGAACCAGTGTCCCATGCTCCCGGGGAGCTGCGCTGACCACTGCGCAACAGGCACATAGAAGCAGCCCGCGGAACAGGAGAAGGAAGAAAGCCCCGCTCCGGAGACTGCGTAGGGTATCGGAGAGCCTTTCGGCTTTGCCGATGGTACCATATTACACCATGAAATACTGCAATCGCAATGCAATGACAGTGTAATGTTTTTCAAAGGGGCAGCTGTTCCATTGCTTTGCGCCGCAGAACATAGATCATGCTGAGAGAGTAATTCGTATCATGGGCGATCTGTTCCCACGTCTTGCCTTCGAGGTAGTAGTCTTTCAGAATGTGGTATTTCCAGAAATCCTCCAGCTGCTGCAAAGCATCGTCGATCTCTTCATACAGGGCATCACACTCGGCCAGTTGAAAAGACACCTGATGCTCCAGATCGTCCGTCCGCTCCACCGCGCGGGCAAGGCTCTGGCCGTCACCGCTGCCGCTGGGGGTAGGGCTGAAATTCTGTGTGGTATGTCTGGCAGCGGTCCGTGCTTCTTCCAGCCGGCAACAAAGCTGTTCCAGCAGCTTCTGAGCATCCCGGTACCGCCAGAGCCAGGCCTTCTTTTCTTCGTAGTTCATGCGATCACCTCAAGAGAGTTAATGTCCATGTAACGCCCGCCCAGAGCAGCCCGAAAAGGGCTGCGCCAAGTACCACGGGGTGGTCAATCAGAATCCAGATCAGACCGTAAATAAGCCCGGCAAAGAGACTGCATGCGCAAACCAGGATGAATGCGGAAAGCATGGCCATTCCGATACTCATGTCACACTACCTCCTTTCCTTCCAGCTTCCTCAGCAGCCCGTCCACGTCATACCGCCAGTGCACCCGCAGCTGGTGCTGCTCCACCTCGATGCCGTGCAGGGCGGCCCACTGCCACGGAATACTTTTGCGGGTCTGGGTCCGCAGAAAGTCCAGCACAGCGCTGGCGGGCACCGCAAAGGTGCGGTTCACCTTGCCACGGTAGTTGATGACTACATGGGCCGTCTGGCCCTTGTAGGACGCCGCAGCGGCCATATCGGTGATATGCTTCAGCTTGTGATACCGCTGCTTTGCGGGGTCGTAGCTGCCGAAGATCTTGGTCAGCTGGATGCTGGGTGTCTCGATGGTCTTTAACTCGAAGTAGTGGTGCATGGGGTAGCGGTAGACGTCAAAGTCACAGATGTTGTCGGTGGAAAAGCTCAGGTTCTCGTTGCCGCCGTAGTAGCTGGCGGCGCTGTCCTTCAGGCGGTAGCACCACGCATCCGGCGGCATGGACTTCTTCCAGTCCGCTTCAAACTGTTTTCCGGTGTTCAAATCCTTCTCCTTTCGGTACAGCTGCCGGAGGGCGGCCCCGGCGGTGGGGTCCGGGTAGTGCTCAGGGGTCCAATACATGGGGCGCGTCCTCCTTTGCTGTGCTCTTCTTCAGCCGCTTCAGGCTTTGTTCGATGGGCGTGGTCAGAAAGTCGTTCCCGCCGGGCTCCGGGCGGCTCACAGGCCGGTTCCGTCCGCTCCCGACGGGATGGGCTTTCCGGTAGTCCTCCACCGAGTGGTACTTGCCGGCCTCTGCCTCCTGCAGTGCTGTGCGCACATAGGCCCAGCTGCGGCCGCCCAGATCCGCGCACCTGCCGATCACGGCAGACACCAGCTCATTGCCCAGCCGGTCGGCGTATTCCGCCAGCTCGGCCTTGCCTTTGCCGTTCAGCTTGCCGATGCTGCTCTCGAACTCCATCACAAGGGGCTGTGTCGTCGTCCTCGTCCGGGTCGGCTGCGCAGCAGACGAGGACTTGTTAGCTTGTTGGTTTGTTATAATGGTTAAGTTGTTGTCGGTCGCCTGTCGGTTGCCTGTCACCTGCCTGTCACTTTGCCTGTCACCCGCAACGATGGATGTATAATTATTGATTGATATGACGCTGTATTTCGACCCGGTTTTGACTGTCAGATACCCTGTCACCTGTAGGTGCTCCAGAGCCGTCCGGACATTCCGGACGCTCAAACCGAGCTGTTTTGCGAGCTGTGACTGGCTGGTGACCAGCTCACCGGGGTGGATCGTGATGCCCTGCCATTGCTTCTCCTGCCAGTTTGCGGTGAGCAGCAGGTGGAAGAACAGTCGGGCGGTGTTGGGCTCGGTGTACCATTCCCAATCGGTCAGACCGCGTGGGAAGGCCACGAACCCGCGTGTCGGGTCAATGCCCACGGCCGGACCTCCTTTCGGTTGAATGGGTTAAAACGGCAGGTCATCGGTGTCTTCGATGAGGGCGTCGTCTGCGGGAAGGTCTGCGGCGGTTGCTGCTGCACCGCGGGGCGCGTAGTCGGCAAGGTGCTCACCGGGGTACATCTGGCCGCCCTGCAAAGTGGTCTGCACAGGGGCCGGGGCTGGAGGCGGGTCAAAGGGCGTTGCCTCCTCGGTGGGGGACATCTCGGGCACGGCAGGAGTGGCCATCATGTCGGCCAGCGTCTGCATCCACCGGAAGGTCACCAGCCCGCCGGGCTGGATGTCATCAGCGTCCACGTTGTAATAGGGCTTGCCGTTGTATTCGCGGCTCTTCAACTCCCGCGCATAGACCGTGACATAGTCGCCCTTCTGCAGCATCCCGTCCCACTGCTCCAGCCCGTGCCAGACGTTTACCTGCACATACAGGCCCTCCCAGTTCCCGGCGGCGTTCTTCACGCTGTGGGCCTTGATGTCAAACTTGAGCACCTGTTTCTGGCCGGCATTCCGGATCTCCGGATCCTTGGCGAGGGTGCCATGGAGCAGCACCCCGGTGCTCGTCTTGATGATCATGCGTCCTCACCTCCGGCAAAGGGGTCGTCAGCGGGTTCGTCGGCATCCTCCACGGCCAGGGCGTCCGCTTGGGCAGCGGTGTCCCGGATGCGGGTCCAGCGGGGAGAAGGGGCCGCGTCATCCAGCTCCCGTGCCGTGCCCTCGGCATCCACCCGGACGGGCACTTCACTCTCATCGTACAGGGCGCCGAAGGTGGACGGAAATGCCTCCCGCAGAGCATGCACCAGGGCCACCTTACGGATCATGGTGGCCTTCTTGCCCTTCCAGAGGGACTTGCCGGTGTCGTACTCGGCCAGCTTCACCTCCTCGTAGCTGGGGCGGGTGCGGTCTTTCCGGTAGACCTTGGCCCAGCCGCCCAGAAGCTCCTCGCCCTCATAGACGATGGAACCCTCCCGGTGGTCCAGCTGCCCGGCTTCCGTGTCCAGCACGATGATGCCGGCCTCAAAGCCGTCAAAGGCCGGGTGCCGTTCGGCCATCTGCATGTAACAGTTCTTGCCCAGGACGATGGTGCTGGGGGTGTCCTCGCTGTTGTTGTCGTAGTGGATCAGATAGGCCTCTTTGGTGAAGGGGTTCAGCCGGTACTGCTTGCAGGTCTCCAGAAAGATCTTGCACTCGGCGTCGGTGGCCTTGGCGCAGATGAAGTTGCGCACGTCGGCAAAGCTAACCGTGAAATGCTGGCCATCTGCGGCGGTGATCTCCACCGGCACGGACGGGGAAGCGGCCTGCAGGGCCGTGCTCTGGGCCGCGCGCTGCTGCATGGCAGCCATGCGGGATGCGGTGCCCTGGACCGGGGCAGAAGCGGGTGCGGACGTGGTGGGCGCAGATGCGCCGTTGCGAGTGAATGCCATATAAATTACCTCCTGCATTACTTAACAGAACCATACCGGAAGCCGCGCTCTGCGGCTCCCTGCTTGAACCATGCGATGTCCTCCGGGGTGAACTCCACCCAGAAGGAATAGCGTTTGCGGGCCGGTGCGGCGGGCTGTGCGAACTGCTGCAGAACCTCACAATCCAGCCGACCGGAAGCCGTGACAAAGGCATTGCTCTGTGCGGTCTGCCGGGCTTCCTCCCGCACCTGCCGTTCCTCTTCCGAGGGAGGGGCGGCGAACGGTGCGGCGGCTTTTGCCCGCTCTGCGGCCTGCCTTCTGGCTTCGGCCTCAGCCTGTGCGGCACGGGCATCCTGTCGGCGCTGATGCTCGTGGAGGGCGTCATTGACGCTGAAGGCCCGCAGGTATTCGGTGGTGCAGGCTTCGGCGTCCTCGCCGCAGGTGTCCCGGATCAGGCGCAGTTCTTCCCGCCGGGTCTCCACCGCCAGGCGCAGCTCCTTGGACGCTCTGGCAAGGTCAAAGGTCTTGT